AATACTCCCATTTCCTGTTCCTGATACTCTAACTGGAGTTCCAATTATGGATGTTAAGTCATCAGACGCTACATTTGAAGATATACCTCCACCAACTCTGTAGGTTACAGTTAATGTTGTATGAATTGGTGTTTCACCTAACGTAGAAAATTCATCACCTTCAAGGGGATCAATTGAATCTGATAACCCACTTGTTTGACCAGGAATTAATATTCCAGCCTGTTCTAAATCTAAGTATCCATCATCGATTGTTTCTCCACTTTTTAAAACACCATTTCCAAATACCAATGATGTTGTATTATCCTCATTTGTCTCACGAGTAAATTTTTTACTTGTTCTAATGTATTGTAAAGAATATGGTACAGCTACATCTGTTGATATTGTACTTTCATCTATATCATAATACGCGTTGTTTCTAAAATCATCATTTCCATAGTGTGTTTCAATAGGAACAAACTCTTGAGCTAAAAAATCGACTTCGTACCAGTTATTACCATTCGTATCAACACAAGATATAATATCAATTACATTTGTATCTTCTATTGTTAGTTTTAAAAATTTAGTTGGATTTGTAATACTAAATGTTTTTGATTTTTGTTTCCCACTAATCGCTCTTACTTTTCTTGATAATAAGTAACTATCAATTAAACCGGTGTCTGAATTTGTTGATTGAGCTGGAGCATTAGAATCTGTAGATCCTGTAACCGTAAAATCTACCACATCTAATGTTTCAAAAATTATATCTGGATTAGTGTTTGAAGATATTTGTATACCAGATAAAAATGCAGAAGCTTGATTTGATACTGAAGATGCATCAGGATGGGTAGATCCATAATTAATTTGGTTTTCGTTACCTTTAACAGAACTAACTTCAGACTTAAAAGTTAAATCAACATAAGCCGGAACTATGGGTTTTACTTTATACCCAAACATTTTAGCCATGTTAACAATATTTCTTCTTTCTTCTGCTAAAGGTAATAACATTTCTTTATATTGTTGGTCGATATAAAATGATAATACATCACCCACATATGCATTCATTTCCAACAACATCATACCAGGTGATGTTTCATTGAAGTCCCTATAACTTTCAGGAAAATATGATTTAGCATAATTTATAAGAGATTGTTTGAGTTGACCAAAATCTTTGTTTAAATAATTTACATTTGAATCTTTAAAATCTTTTTTATTATATGATGGCATTAATATCCTCCAACACCACTCGTTTGAGTAGTATTATTATCTACTTGTTCTGATGTACTGGCAATTGATATTTGAACTGAATTTAAAGTATTTGGATCCTGTGTTATATTAAAAACAACTTCAATGAGTAGTTCACTAACATTATTACCCACTTTAACAATTATATCTCTTACCTCAACAAATGGTAACCACATCTCAAGAACATCTAATATATCATCTTGTATCTGTACAATAAATTCATCAGTTACTTGTTGAAATAAATATTTTCTTAAATTTATACCAAGATTTGGTTGCATTAATCTTTCACCTTGATGGGTGTTTAACAAATTTCTTATATTATTTTTTACAGCTTCTATGGTTGTAGAAGTAGACGCAAAATATCCCTCTTTACCTTCAGACTTTCTAATTGGTAAATCTAGACCAATGAAAATTCTAGTATCGTTATCTTCTATATACGGTTTTCTCGATGTGTCTCTTATAGCCATTTTATACTAAATCCTCCATATCTTCAGGATCTAATCTCACCTCTGTAAATGTTCGTTGTCCATCTATGTCTTCAACATCAAATGAACCTTGTGATTCGGGATCCTCTCCTATGACACAATAACCAGTACCATCTAATGCACCATCATCTTTTGACAAATCCATTCCAGGTAAAGTAGAACCACCTTCTAAGAGAGGTCTGACCGCATTTTCTATTTCAGTTTCAAGAGCACCTATTAAATCACTTCCACCAGGAACAATACTAGCAAGTTCGTTCAATTTATCTAATAATGGTCCATATTCACCCATCAATGTTTCTAATCCAACATTTACAGGTTGATCAGGAGTTTTTAAATTTTCTAATTTTATAGGTGCATTAAACTTGGTAATTGTAAACTTAGCATTAGTTAATAAATTTGAAATAGCTTTTGTCATTAGTTCTGCTTCTAACTCTATAGACTCACTTGCTTTTATGTTATTAATATCTTCTTTTTTAGATCCAGCAAGTTCAGCATCTTTTTTTAATGCAGCTAATTTAGCGTCTATTATGTCTTGTTTTAAACCCACTATTATCTTCCGTGTTTTCTGTTGGACTTTTCTATTGACTTTTCTAATACTTCACTATAATCTTTATTTAAAAATTGACTCATTGGATCACTTGATGGAACTGGTTGTGTTCCATTCATCATATCACCATATTGTCTACCAACTAATTCATTCATTCTTGATGAGTCAAATTTTCCACCACCTAATGTTTTCCATTCCTCTGATTGTGCTGTTTCATTCAATACATCATTCAATACAGAATTTTCTGTATATGATTTTTTCTCAACTATTTTTTTAGGTTGTGGTTGAGATTGAGTTGGTTGTTTCAATTCAGTTATTACTTCACCTATTGCCATAGCAACTTCTTCTCTAACTATTTTTCTTATTACTGTTCTTATGTTTGTTTTCTTTTTCATGTTTACCTCTTTATCTATTTGGTTCAATATAATGATGTTGACTTAGTATATTCTTTAATCTATCGCCTACAGCTACAAGTTGTGGTGCAAGTGGTTTATATGTAGCTCCTGGAGCATCTACTAATGGTACTCCTACACCTTGAACTAATCCATTTGCTTTCTGTAATACATTAATTAAATCTTTTAAAATTGTAAATAATTGTTCACCCAATACCATCTTGTCCATTACTCTACTTTGTCCACCTTTTAATGGATCTCCTATGTACACACTATTTGATTCTATTATTAAATCTTCATTAGTTGAGATACTCATACTTCTACCAGTTCCAATGTGTATATCTTTAAATGATGATATATAAATGTCATCAGATTTAGCATTAAGAGTTACTCTATTAGAATGAATTAATATCTGATTTGTAGAAATACCATCAACTTTTTCTTTACCATAATCATAAAGATATGATGTAACGTCATCCATTTGATTAATAGTTGATATTACAGATTCCATAGGTCTTTCATTTATAAATTCACCTTGTTTTTCTATAGGAACTTTATCTGAGGCTAATTGAAAATCCATCTGTGATGGTGAGTGATAAGATTGACCATTTGATTCTTCAGAATATCTACCAAAATGTTGTGATATAGATCCATGACTAATCATACTAATTAAACCACCATCATTTAAAGTTTCTAATTTATTCCTAGAGCTTCTACCGTTAGACATAAAAATATATGGATCACTACTTCTACTTCCAATTCTTATACTATTACCATGTCTTCCCTCAAACATCATATCACCGACTGTTTCTTTTATAATGTCACCGTAATCTAAATCACTCTTTCTAGGTTTTTGAAGTCTTTCAAAATTAAACATTTTATTAAAAGCATAACTTTCACCTCTTTGACCTCGTCTAGATACATTACCAATATCTGTACCTATCATTTGTTCTGGTTTATATGAAGGATCATCATTCCATGTTGGACTGTTATTTGGAGTATTTAATGGTCCTAAATAATAATTAACTTTTCCAATAGTACACAATAAAACAGGATCTCCTTTTGATGGGAATTCGGTCATACCTCTAAATAAAGGAAAATATCTATATTCTTCACCCATAGAAGCTCTTCTCTTATATAATTGATCAGATATATGAGGATAAGCTATAATGGTGCCTAAAGTATTATCACCCTCATATCTAAAACTTTCGTTTGAATGAACAACTTCCACCGTATATCCAGGAACAAATTGGAGATGAAAAGGAATATCATAATCTTTATTCATAAATCCTTTAATACTATTTCCTGGTATTGTTGTAAATACAGATCCCATATTACACCTTATTAATGTTTGTTGTTTTATTTTTTATATCTGATAATCTATCACTTTCTTTTTGTAAATCATCTACCGTGTCTTGAAGTGTTCCCATTAATTCTTCTTTTTCAGCATCTGTTAATAACATTGATTCATCTGATTCACCTTGTGATTTACTTATAATTCTTTGTAGGACTCCAGCTAGTTTAACAAGATGTTCATCATTTTTTATTGATGCATCCATATATTCTTTAATAATTGGAGCAACCATAACCACATCATCAATGGTTGTGATGAATCCATGTATTTCTTGTATTAACAAATCTATCTGTAATTTCTTTTTTTGTGAATTTTCATAGATATCTTTTGTTAAATCTTGAAAGGTTTTACCTTCAAATATTTCATTATCCTTTGACATGTCATCTCCTAGATGTAGTTATTCATATATAAATATAGAATTTGTAGGAAATTGATTAAAATAAAAAACCCATCTTTAAGATGGGTTTAATAAAAAAGTAGTTGTTAATATTTTAAGTTAAAAAAATGATTTATTTTTATTAACAATAACATCACCAGTAGAGTGATATTCATTAAGTATTTTTTTATAATGTTTTTTTAACACATTAACAACTGATGTAATATGTGATGTATTAACATCGGTCATTTCTCTAATTAAAATATAAAGAGATTTTTTATTGAAATTTTCAATGTCTTCTATTTTTTTCATCAGTTCTACTATTGAATATGCAATATTTAAATCTCTTTGTTTTTTAAAAATGTTTGGTAAATTATGTTCAAAGTAATTTACTATTTCTTGAGTAAATTGTTTCATATCTATTTTACCTAAATTTTTATTTTTATTTTCAGAATCCAGTAATGTTAACTCACCATGTGATTTTAATTTTTTATAGTTATTGTTATTGTGTAGTATTAAGTAATTTTTAGCTACAACTGAAAAGTAACTAAATGCCTTTGAACCTTTCGTGTGGTCATATTTATGCATGTTTATTACCATAAATGCAACTACCTCATGTTTTATATCCTCAAACGGCATATCAAAATAAGTAAATTTAAATGTGTTAATTATATTTTCAGCTAATTTATCAAAAGCTTTATGTATTCTATCTCTGTATATTATATTTCTTTCACCATCATTAGTTGATAAGTTATATTCAATAATAGCACTTTGAACTTCTTGTCCAAAATATACTTTTCTTTTAGCTTTCTTTTTTGGCATTTTCTGTCTCCTCTGTTTCAAATATCCCATCTAATGATAATTGTATTTGTTTTAATTGTTCAAAAAAGAAACCTGTTTCATCATCTGATTCATAGTGCCCATTAACATCCACTTGTTTCATTTTTTCTGTTGAAAATGTTATTACTTGTTGTATCTGTAAAATCAATTCTTCATATTGAGTCC